ACGATGCCTGGATGCATACCACAACTCAGTGCTGGTAGAACGTTTCTCTTATGCAGAGTTGCCATGGTTTGACGAAGTTCATCTTCATCATCACTTAGATAACCACCCCACATTCCAGCGTGAATTGTATCCACACCACAAAGACCAGCAAGGTCACAAAGGACATCCCAATCTATTCCAAATGCGTGGCGTTTATCCGTAAGAATTTTGTCCCCACTCTTTTGATAGTGGATAAACAACGGTAGGTCCATTTTTCTAACAGAATTGTAAACCCCAAGACCAGACCAAAAATTAATATGAATACCATTTCCACCATTGTCAGCAACAAACTTAGCGCGATCAAGAATGGTATGGTGGTCACCGTTAATACAGAAAGCATAAATGACGTTACGACCACAATTATTAACAATATTAGAAATCAATTCTACACGATCTTCAAGACGGCAGAAGGAAGGATTAGAAAGAATTTCATCCTCTTTGATAAAATCTACTCCACCATCAAGAAGTTCTTTCACCATCTCAGAAAGAGTTTGTGGTGAAATACCTGTCTTTGGTTTTACGATAGCACCAGAGAGAGGTCTATCATAACGGTTGACAAACTTACGAATTCCATCAATACCATTTTTGGGTCCAAGAAACTGTGCTTCTACATCAGCAGGAAATTCTAATTTTTGAAGACGACATACTTTAAAAACATCAATATCAAGTTGCCCACCCATTAATTGGCAAAGCAAATGTGAAATACCATCACCTTCCCAATCAGTATTGACTTTGGGAAAACCAATTTTGATCACACCCTTAGTCAGTTGTGAAAGTTCATTCTCATCATCATAAATGACACAAGATGCCAGTTCAAAAAGTTCATCACTTTCCCAGCGATTACGAACTTTTGGATTACCCACACTCTGCCCGATAGCAAGATTCCAAGCAGCATCACGAAGATTACCAATACTCTCATATGCTTCAATGTAATATGTTGCCACTACACAACGATCTTTTTCACATTCAGTTAGCTCTCTAAAAAATTTCATTGTTGAACCTCAAATTTATCAGAAGGAATTGATGGAACTTTTACACATACTACAGTACAATCTTCAAGAAACACAGGATCTGCAATCTCACCTTTTTGAAAGATAAAAACATCACCATCACTAAGTTCTTGTTCCTGAACAATCATTTTTCCAGTCACTAATACATTATATTCTACACTATCTTTATGGTAATGTGAAGTCCAAAGTTCTCCTTTTTTGTGTCGGATAAGACCTACTTCAAAATCTTTTGTACGAAGAATAGTTGGTTCAAAGTCACCAATAAACCAACCTCTTACATAATCAGTAATCTTTGTAATGTTCATAATTTATTCAAGTAAGTTTTTAAATCTTCTGGAACTCCTACAGGATTATGTTGCCAATTTGGAATATGATGAATACCAACTTTGAGACCAGAACAGATCATGTGATTATATGAAGGGCCGACATAAAATTCTCCATTTGGTGCTCTATCATTTTGTTTAATCATAAATTCAGCACTCTGCACAAAGTATTTACCCTTTCTCCAATAGTGAATTCCATTCAAAGAAATGTCACTAATGACTTCTTTTTCTTTGATGTCAACGACAAACCCATTATAATCAATTTTTGCATAACTATTTTTAGGAGTTGTGGTACTGTAAGTTACTACAACACCATCATACTTATAATATCTAGCTGTAGTGAGAAATAAATCAGCATCCCACCACATAATCTGATCACAATTTGCAACTACGAGTTCTTCCTCATTATCAATAAAATTTTTGAAGAGTAGACAACTTGCTGCTGGACCTTCTGTAGTTTCTTCTACGCTTATGATTTTAGGATCAGGTAAGACCTTATGAAGTAAAGTACAAACTTGATCGTAATAACTATCTTTACGAACTACAAAATGATATCTCCCAGGAAGATTAAGCGATTCAACTGCTCTCTGAATCATTGGTAAACCTTGAATATCAATCAAAGGTTTAGGAATCTTATAGGTATCTTTAGGGAATCTTGTCCCTTCACCTGCCATTGGAATTAAAATGTTCATAAATGTAAACGAGAATTATCCTTTGCTAAATGAATCATTTTTGGTTCAAAACTACAGCAATCGCTAAAAATTTCTGGATATGCAAACTGTGGACCTAGAGTATGAACTCTGTCTTTATTTGTAATAAAAAATTTATTAAAATAAGACTCTTCATACCAAACGGGAGCGATATCATTGGACAAATCTTCCCGTGTCCATTCATCAAGTTGCTGCATCATATCAAAAACTTGTGGAATCTTACCACCCCACAAACAACCTTGATAATAAACAGAAAGATCCATATCCTCAGTCACACATGCTTTAGACTTTAAATTAACATCAAAAGATCCAGGAAATTTGGTATGAGGATTCATACCAAGATAGTGACATGGATGATGAACTCCAAAATAATCTTTAGAATCATCAAAAAATTCATCATAGTTTATTTCATCAACAACTTTCATATCAGCATCAATGGAAATAAACCAATCACAATCAGAAACTTCATTTTCAGATCTCAAAAGAGTTTCAAAAGTTTTATAAAAAGTCTCTGGGTATCCGTAATGTTCTGTTGGAATTTTTATAACATCATCTGGCCAATCTCCATTCCCATCTGTGAAGACGATAAATTTCTTTTCAGAATTTGCTATAAAGTTTTCCTTAATTGAAACATACCAGTCAGGTAAAAAATTTAAATACTTTCCTGTTCCAAAAAAAGATATTGCAATTTTTTTACTCATAAAATTTGTCAATTACAGATTCAATGTATCCAAGCATATTTTCAGTGATGGTTGGGGAACAACCTAAGAAAAATACTTTGTCTAGGACTTGATTTGCCTTTAAATATTTAGACGCATCATCAAGATGTCTATATCCCGAATGAAGAAGAATATTTCCAGCAAAATAATTTCTAGTTTGGATTCTATTAGACTCCAAATGATTAACAAGTTTTTGCTTTTGATCTTTTGTAGAACAAACGATGGGAACACCAAACCAACTTGTTTCAGATTCTTCCCTTTCATTTACAACACGAATGCCTGGAATTTTTTCAACAATAGATTGAATTGAAGACTTGTTAAATCTACGAAGATGATGAATCTCATCAAATTTGTTAAGCTGAACAGATCCAATACCACCTTGAAGATCGAGGGGTTTTAAGTTATACCCCATGTTAGAGAAGACATACTTATGATCGACGATACCATCATAGTCTTTCAGCCAATTATCAAATCTTTTTCCACATGTTCCACATGATAAAAGATTCTGAGCACCGACACAATAACAGTCCCTTCCCCACCAAGCAAAACTTCTTGCTAGATCAACAATTTCCTTAATATTTGAAGAAACCATCCCACCTTCAATTGTGCAAATGTGATGAGCAGGATAGAAGGAACAAGAGGCAGCAACTGCACAATTTGTTAGATAATTATCATTCCACTTGCTACCAAGACTATCGCAGTTGTCAGCGACAAAATAAATATTACTAGACTCACAAAGATCTAGAACTTCATCCATATCATAGGCATTTCCTAAAACAGGGGAAGAAATAATTGCTCTAGTTTTTTTTGTAATTTTACTAAAGATTTGATTGATGTCCCAATTCAAATCACTCCAATCAATATCAACAAATACTGGTTTTAATCCATTTTGAACAATAGGTGCTACGGTTGTGGCAAATCCACAAGCACATACAATTATTTCATCTCCATCAACCCAACCAAAGTATTTTTTAAGGGCAGCAATCATCACTAAGTTTGCAGATGAACCTGAGTTCACCATAACAGAATGATTGAAGTTAAATTTTTTAGAGAACTCTCTCTCAAATTTGTTGACCTTCTCTCCTGAAGACAACCACTTTCCATAAAGAACTGAATTAATTATTTCTTTAATTTCAGTATCGTCCCAATATGGACCGGAGTAATAAACTGTATCTTTTTCTGGATCGAAGTTTTTTTTATTTGCAATATAGGGAAAAATATTACTATCAATCTTAGATGCTGATTTGATTAGATCGTCTATAAGTTGTTGCATAATTCTTCGATGATTTCACTATTAGAAATTTTTTGTTTAAATCCAAGACTTAAAAGTTTAGAATTATCCATCCAAAAATCTTTTGTCTGAACTAGTTTATGAAACTCTGGAGCATCTTTATATTTGATTTCAGACTTAGATCCAAGATATTTCTTTGCCTCATCAATTATATCACCAATTTGGGTCGGATGTCCACTCCCAATATTGTAAACACTATTTTTTTCCCCATGTTCACAAATTAAATTTATAGCTTCGCATACATCAGATACATGCATAATGTCTCTTATTGGAGTTCCATTATCATAAAGAAAAATTTCTTCATTTTCTTTTAGTTTTTTCACTAGAAATGAGAGTGCATTTTTTTTAATTGATACTTTACTATCACCATTTCCGAGAACATTACATAATCTAAGAATTCTATAATTAACACCAAATGTCTTACAGAAAGAAATTAAAAGATCCTCTCCTGCTTTTTTAGTGATGGAATAAAATCCAGTAGGATTGCATTTATAGTCCTCCCTTGCAGGAAGATCTATTTTACCATATACAAACCAAGAACTAATAAAATTAAAAGTAATATCAACATCTTTACAATATTGCAATACCTCACAGAGAATTCTAAGATTAGTATCTATGTCTAAAGTTAAATTATCAAAAACATTGTAGTTGTCTACTGTACTTATAAAGTACAGGATGTTTTTTGATTTTGGTGCTCTATCTTCCCTCGAAATTCTTATAGTTTTCTTTGGAAACATCTTTATAAAATTTTCACCAATGAATCCCGTAGATCCAAAAACAGAAATTAAATTCGAATCCATGTTTCTGGTGCTAAATCTTTGAGACTATTATTTTTAAGATTAGGACCGAACCAATCTTTAGGATAGATTACTTTCTTTTCTGTGTTACCACAAAGCCAAGCTCCCCACCAACTAAATGAACTATTTGCAATAATATGATCGGAGCATAAACTCATAAGACACATATCAACATACCCACTTTCATTTTCAGATACTAAAAATCTATCCGAAGAAAATAATTCTTGATTCTTACACCAGTTTGGATCGTCAGAAAAAACAATCACTTGTCTATCAACATTAAAATGTTTCAATGCCATATCATAGTAGTCTAGATCTAGATTATTATGATTATTTTTATTTAAAATGTAATCCGTTCTTCTAATATGAAGTGAAATAGGAGACTCCACTTGACTGATCATTCTCTGACAAGGATCAAATATCTCATCTTTAAAAGTAAAATCTTTTCTAATGATATCCTCTACATTTTTAAAATACTTTTCACTTTGAAAAAATCCATATAAACTAACCCAATCTGAACATGCATTAAAAAGATTTTCATCAAATTCAAATCCCTTTTCAGAAACTATCGGTCTATCTTTATCGATTAGTTGAATATTTAAAGACGTGACACTTTCCATTCTAAATGGAGAAAATATTTCAGTTTTTAACTTATTACCTATACTATCATCAACCTCATTTTGGTGAATTGGTAAGCAAAAATTGTATCCTCTATTACTTGAAATTCCACGAAGAGCAGCATACTGAAACATTTGGTTTCCCAAACGCCCAAGTCTTCCGATAAAATTAAATCCAATCATACTCAAACCCTATGATGAATAATTGTGTCTCCGGTATAAATCTGAGAGTAAATCCAGTTATAAGTTTTGTGAATACCTTCTTCAAGTGTTTGAGAATAATCCCAACCAAGTTTTTTGCGAATAAGATCGTTATTTGAGTTTCGACCGCGCACTCCAAGGGGACCATCAATATGATTTTTTTCCACTGCTTTACCAGCAACTTTAGCAGTAATATCTACAAGTTGATTGATAGTGACCATTTCCTCTGAGCCAATATTAACAGGTCCAATAAAATCACTATCCATCAATCGACGGGTTGCTTCGATACATTCATCAATATACAGGAAGGAACGAGTCTGTAAACCGTCTCCCCAGACATCGATGATGCCACCCTCAACTGATAGCTCTGCAACTTTCCTACAGATTGCTGCTGGAGATTTTTCTCTTCCTCCCATCCAAGTTCCTTCTGGTCCGAAAATATTATGATATCTAGCAACACGTACAGGAATACCATGGTTATGATGATAAGCAAAGTAGAGGCGTTCCGAGAACAGTTTTTCCCAACCATATTCAGAATCTGGGTTGGCTGGATAAGCGGATTCTTCACGGCAATCTGGATTATTGGGATCTAATTGATTGTGTTCTGGATACATACAGGCAGAACTTGAGTAAAAAATTTTTGTTTTATTTGTTTCCTTAGATTCATTTAATTGTCTCTGAGATTCGAGGACATTCAAGTTAATTGATACTGAATTGTGCATAATATCTGCATCATTCTCGCCAGTAAATACAAATCCTGCTCCACCCATATCAGCAGCAAACTGATAGATTTCATCAAAAGTATCAATATATCTACTGGGGACAAAGTTGTAAAAGTTCCTGTATGGTCCTTTGTACTGAAGAACTCTTTCTACAAAATTTAAGTCTCTTAAATCGCCAACAATAAATTCGTGTGCCTCACTCTCAGAATATTCTGGGAGTTTAAGGTCTACACCACGAACCCAGTAACCCTCAGATCGTAATCTTTTTACCATGTGGCTTCCAATAAAACCACCAGCACCAAGTACAAGCACTGTTTTCTTATAATCACTCATAAACTGATTTAAACTCCATAGTATGTATTCTAATCATTTTTAATTGAATATTTTTGCAAAAGTTCTGGAGAATATTGTTTAATCTCTTTGATATTTCCCTCCTCTCTTTTTGCACACTCAAGGTTATAAACTCTATTGCGAAGTTCCGTAGTTGAATATTGATGTCTTCTCATATGATAATGAATTTCAATGCCATTGTCAATACAATATTGTTTTCCTGTAACTTCAATATCCCTGTATTCTTCACTTAAAAATCGAATGTGAAAAGTTTGAGTTTTGATTAAATTGAAAAGGTCTGCTTCAGTATCATAAACAAGAATTTCATCAACATATTTACATGCTTGAACTTGAGCATATCTTTCATAAATGGACTGCACTGGTTTATTTTTTAGTCCAGGTCTATCTATTGTTGGATCGACCTGAAGTGCTACTTTTAGATAATCGCACATTTCTTTTTCCATCTTAAGCATCGTGACATGCCCAGCATGAAAAAGATCAAAGCAACTACAATTAAATCCAATTTTCATACAATATAGTTTTTTATCATTATACTAAAAAAGGAGGTTGTTGTCAACCTCCTAAGAAACTCAGGCTCGCCACTTGCTCTTTGACTAGAAGCAAGAAACTAGGCGGGAGTTACCCCATCCGCACCAGCAAGAATTTTTATTGTGCCTTATCT